ACCTCGAATATAACCTTCTGATGATACCTGTGCAAAAATAGTTATTGACAAGACACCCTAAAGCCGATATAATTCTTCTAATGAAAAATCAGGAACCCCAAGCAAATGCCTAAGCTAAAACGTGACGTTGTAAAGTATGTACGAGATAAGGCAAAGTCTAGGTATGAGAAAGGTTCCTCTTGCGAGATTTGTGGTGAAACTGAACAGCTTGATTTTCACCATTACTATAGTTTAACGCCCCTGCTTAACCAGTGGCTTGCAAAGAATAAACACAACCCTGAGTATATTCAATCGCTTCGGGATGACTTTATAGAAGAACACTCTGCCGAGCTTTACGATGATACGGTGACTTTGTGTCATACACATCATTTAAAGTTGCATTCAATTTATGGTAAAGATCCTGCGCTAGGGACTGCGAAGAAACAAATGCGTTGGGTAGAGATTCAAAGAGAAAAACATGGCTTGGTATAATAATTTATTTGGTACAACCGAAAAGCTGAATCCGGCTCAATTTCATGACGTCGCTACTAAAGAAAGCTCACGAGAGCATACCCTTAGTTATGAGCGCGCCTATGAAGAGCTAGAAATTGTAAACCGTGGCGTAAACATGATTGTAGACGACGTGGCTGAGATACCAACTCTTGTTAAGCCTAATACTAATACTAAAGGTGTTATTAAAGGTATCAAACGAGTTAAGGTAGAGACTCTACTTAATCGAGAGCCCAACCCTTATCAAGATATTAACTCTTTTCGTAGAAACCTAATTACAGACTTTCTTATTGACGGCAATATATTTATTTACTATGATGGTGCTCATATGTACCATCTTCCTGCTGATAAAGTAGTAGTTCATGCAGATGAAAAAACTTTTATATCTCACTACTCTTTACTTGACGTAGACTTTACTGTTAATGAGATTATTCATGTTAAAGAAAACTCTTTCCACTCTATCTATCGTGGAGTTCCACGTTTAAGTCCTGCAGCTCGTACAATGAATCTCATGTCATCTATGCGTAAGTTTCAAGATAACTTCTTTAAGAACGGCGCGGTTCCCGGACTTGTACTCAAGTCACCAAACACCCTTTCTGATAAGATTAAAGATCGTATGATCCTAGCTTGGCAACAGCGTTACAGACCTGATGCTGGTGGAAGACGACCACTAATACTAGACGGTGGTATTGAAGTAGATGCTATTTCAAATGTAAGTTTTAAAGATTTGGATTTTCAATCTGCGATTGCAGAAAATGAAAAGATTATTTTAAAGGCGTTAGGAGTCCCTCCAATTCTTTTGGATTCCGGTAACAATGCTAATATTCGCCCGAATTTACGACTCTACTATTTGGAGACTATACTTCCTATCGTTAGAAAAATTAATTTTGCAATGACTCGATTCTATGGTTTTGAGTGTGTTGAAGATATTACCGAGATCCCAGCTCTACAGCCTGAGTTACGGGATGCATCAGCATATTATACTTCCCTCGTAAATGGCGGGATTATTACTGCTGCTGAAGCTCGAGAAAGACTAGGCTTCCCTGAAATAGCGGGCACAGAAGAAATAAGAGTTCCTGCAAACATAGCAGGTTCAGCGGCCAACCCTGATGAGGGTGGTAGACCAGTTGAGGAGACTGAAGATGAATAGTAGTAAAATAAAAAGATTCAAGGCAGTAAAGCTTATAGCAGCTTTCTTTATTAGCGAGAAAAAACTATATACTGAGGAAGCCTATGTTGCACTAGGTCATCGTCAACCTGTCACTGGAGCATCAATTAGATACATCTTTGGCGGATATGCAGGCATGATAACGTGTATTAAACAAAGCGCATTTTGGGACGAGCTTAAAAGAGTTCATGCTAGTAAGCCCGCCCCCGAAGTAAAGCCTGTAGTTACACCTCAGGTTGAAGTACCAAAGCCAGCAGAACCAAAGCCAAAAGCTGCGGTTAAGCCTGCTGTTAAACCAGCAGTTAAAGAGGGTAGCACTAATGAATAAAATCTTTAATCTTACCTCTACCTTTAAAGCTCTCGAGAACGACGATGGATCTGTTATGATTCGGGGCATGGCAAGCACAGCTGACTTTGATCGCGCAGGTGACACCATTTCAGCAGAAGCTTGGCAAAAGGGTGGACTAAAGAACTTTGAAAAAAATCCAATTATCTTGTTTAATCATGATTATGATAGACCTATTGGTAGAGCAACAGGTATGAAAGCAGGCCCGGATGGTCTGGAGCTAGAGTGCAAGATTAGTAAAAGTGCACATGGCAACGTAGCTGAGCTAGTAAAAGACGGTGTTCTTGGGGCCTTTTCCGTAGGTTTCCGAGTCAAGGATGCTGATTATATAAAGGAAACCGACGGATTAATGATTAAGGACGCTGAGTTATTTGAGGTATCGGTTGTTTCCGTACCTTGTAATCAAGCAGCTACTTTTTCGCTCGCGAAGTCTTTTGACTCTACTGAAGAGTACGAAGAATTCAAAAAAACTTTCACTAATCGTGTAGATCTAGCAGGTCAGTCTCTGGCTAAGGATGAAGTTATTACTTCGGGAATAGCTAGTGACAACACACCTAAAAGCGCGGACATTAATTCCGCAGATCAGGAGATCAAGATGGATAATCAAAACATCGACTTGGAAGCTTTTGCGAAACAGGTAGCTGCAGAAACAGCTGCTAAAATCGCAATGAAGCAGGCCGAGCAAAAAGCAGCTGAGAAACTCGAAGCTGACAAAGAAGCATCTTTCGTAGAAGCACAGAACATCAAAGTTAAGACTGGAATTCAGTCTGGCGTTGAAGCTCTTATGGCTGACATGGAAGCAAAAATGGCATCTAAAGATGCTGACCTTGCTGGTATTCTAGCACAGCATAAAGCAGATCTAGACGAGAAATCTGTCGAAATCGAAGCTATGCAAAACAGCAAGAAAAGCTTCAGCAACCGCGGTGGCGATCTAACTAAGTTCGGCAAGGAGTTCCTCCATGCTTCTGTACTTGGTAAAATCACTGGCAAAGGCTGGGACACTAAGTTTGCTCAAGACCTTAAAGAAAAAGTAGGTGTTCAGTTTGACACTAACGCTGGTACTTTAGATACTATCGTTTCAACTACTTTTGAAGAAGAAGTTAAACTTAACCAACGTGTTGCTCAGTTATTTAAAGAGCTACAGGTTAACTCTGGTGCAACTGTACTTCCTTTGATGGATGACACTAACCTTGCAACATTCTCTGCAGGCGGAATTGGTAACGGTATCTTAGAAAACCGTACCCAAGTAGCTGCTAACGAGTTTGAGTTACGTGAAGTAACTGCACTTGCTAAGCGTCTTATCTCTGGTACTTATATTGCTGCTGATACTGACGAGCAAGTTGTTGTAACTATCTTGCCAATGATCTTGTCTGCTCTAGCTCGTGCTCACGCTCGTGCAATTGATGGCGCTTTCACTATTGGTAATGCTTCAATCGTAGGTCTTTGTGGCGGTGCTGGTACTGACGGATCTGGTTCTTTCTTAGCTGCTGATTCTGCTTCTGTAACTGACTTAGCTGTTAACGGTTCTGCGAACCTTACTGCTGCTATGCTTATGTCTGCTCGTGGCGAAATGGGTAAGTATGGTATCAATCCTGCTGACGTTGCTTACATCGTCAACATGGAAGAGTACTACAACCTAGTAAATGATCCTGCTTTCTCTGATATCAGTGAAGTTGGTTCTGACGTAGCTGCTAAAGTACAAGGTACCATGGGATCTGTTTACGGTTCTCCTGTTGTTATCTCTGATCACTTTGCACGTGCTGCTAACAAGACTGCTGCTATCGCTGTTAACGTTCACAACTACGTTGTGCCACGTTTGAAAGGTGTTGGTATTGAAAGTGAATATGAGACTGCAAATCAGCGTACTGCTATTGTAGCTGCTCAATCACTTGGATTCACCGAGCTTTATGCTGGTGGCGGAACTGATCTTCCTTCAGTTCGTGTTGAATACGCTGCATCTTAATTGTAGAAGAGTAATAAAACTTGGGGGTTCGCCCCCGAGTTTTTACTAATGGACTTATGACCTTATGGCAAATTTAATAACTTTAGACGAATACAAGACTTCCGAGAAGATCGAAAGTACGAAGGAAGACGCTCGTCTCAATACTATTATAACGTCCGTGAGTCAATTAGTAAAAACTTATTGTAACAATACATTTGTAGACTACAAAACTACAAATAAAACAGAATACTTTAATAACCACTATAGTGTTACTTCTATCCAATTGTCCGAAAGCCCACTACTCACCGTAGTCTCTGTGAAAGAGCGTACGGGCATAGCGGAGGCATACAAAACATTAGTTGTTAATGTTGACTATTATGTAGACCTTGGAACTGACAGTATCTTTAGATCTAACGGTGCAAATGGATACACTCCTTTCCCTATGGGACCGGGCGCTGTAGAAGTCGTATATACAGCAGGCTATACAACTTGCCCCGCAGACCTACAGCTAGCAGTAAGTGATTTAATTACTTATTACCATAAAGATGAGCACAAAGCTCGTCAAACTATGCAGGGCGCAAGTATACAAAACAATACTTCTTCTAGCCAACGTAATAACGTAGCGTTCCCAGACCACATTAAACGAGTCTTGGATCTTTATAAGAACTTCTAAGTGTCTAGACCTAAACTTACACAGTTTTTAAAAAAACTAAAGACAGAGCTAAGAAAAAATTCTAAGTTTAGAGCAGAAACCGGTGATGTAGCGCAGAACACGTTTTACTACTCCCCCAAAGAGTTACAAGAAGCCTTAAAAACTGAATTTGAGTTTAGAAAAATAGAACACTTAATAGCACCCGGCACAGATTTAAATGCGTGGATAAAAAGACAAACAGAGAGGCTGTTAACACACCTTAGGGGAAAGTATAAAAACCAATTTAAAGATAGAAAGTACGAGATGAAAGGAAACCAGCATTTTATGATGGTAACTTTACAGAGCGAGATTAATCCTAAAAGTAAAGCAGGGAATCCGTATAATAACTTTGTATCATTAAGAAAGCTATATAAAGAGGGAATGGATAAATTTGCAGTCGCTCTTGCTCAAAAATGTTCTGATCTAGGCGAGAAACTTCTTCAAACAAAGAATGAAA